GGAACAGGCAGCGCGGTTGAAGTGGTTGCGAGCTGAGGAGCGCGGGAACACGTATCTGCGGTTCGTACGCGAAGCGATGCTGTGGATGGATGCGAAAACAAGGTCAGAATATCTCAAGAGCATGATCCTGAGCGGACAGATGACCCCGAATGAGGCGCGCCAGGTGAACGATATGTCGGCGTATAAGGGCGGGGATACCTATTACATCCCATCGAATATGGCGCGGGTACTAGCTGACGGCAGCCTGGACGCGGCAGGGAAGAAGGACGATGGGGATCTGGAGGAATACCAGAAACCATGATGAAGATGAGTGAGCTCCAGGATAGGCATAAGGGACGCCCAGCAGTTGTGCTGGGTGGAGGTCCAAGCCTGCCCGAGGATCTGAAAAGGGTTCCGAAAGGCGTGGTGGTCATAGTGGTGAATTATCACGCGCTCAAGCTGGTGAAAGCTGACTACATGGTCTACAACGACGAGCCGAAGACAGATCCCGAATTACTCGGCGCGGTGATGAAGTTCACGGGTGTGAGGGTGAGCCCTGACCCGATGAGTGACGTGGAGTTCGATGTTCCGGTTTGGACGGGATTCTACAGCTCAAACACGGCGGCATGGCTGGCTTTGTGGATGGGTTGCGACCCGGTGATCCTGTGCGGGATGGACTGCTACCAGGGGGAAAGAGTGTACTTTCACCCGTATTCCCATGACGCGCCGTGTTTCCATTACCCGCTGGATCACCACTTGAGACCGTGGAAAGAGGACGGCAGGCATTTGTTACCCCACCCGGAGCGCGTAAAGGTGATGAGCGGTCCGCTGGTGCAGATCTTTGGTCAATATGAGAGTAAGGAAGTCCCTGCTCACTCACATCGTGAGTTCGCGGGATCTGTGCACCGGAAAAGCGCCGGTGCTTGAGAGAAAGGACTTTTGCATGAAGAACGAACCAGTAAGGATCATTGAAGGGACTGCAAAACCGTTTGAGAGGTTTTGGAACCTGCGCAGCGCTGAGGACAGTGAGAGCGGCGAACCGGAAATCGAGTTCTACGGGCCGATCTCGGAATACAGCTGGTGGGGGGATGAGATCACCCCGCAGTTGTTCAAGGATGACCTGGCGGCGTTGGGCGGCGGCGGGCCGGTGACGATCAGGATCCATTCACCGGGCGGGGACGTGTTCGCGGCGAGCGCGATCAGGGCGATGATCGCCGATTACCCGGGCAAGGTGACCACGCGGATCGACGGGTTGTGCGCCAGCGCGGCCACGTATGTGGCGATGGCAGGAGATCACGTGGTGATGCAGGACAGCGCGTTCTTCATGATCCATGACCCGTGGACGATCACCATCGGCGGGGTGGAAGAGCTGAAAACCACGATCAACTTCCTGAAGACGATCAAGAATGGGATCGTGGAGACCTACCAGAACAAAACCCACATGGAGGCGGAAGAGCTGGAGCGGATGATGAGCAACGAGACGTGGATGACCGCCAGGCAAGCGCAGGAAAAGGGGTTCGTTGACGAAGTGGTGAGCGTGGGTGATGCAAAACCGTTCAAGCTGCAGCTGCAGAACATGGCGGTTTTGAACTGTCTACAGGGATATGAGCATGTGCCGGAAGAGCTGTTCAACGAGGTCGCGTGCTCGAGCGAGGATGAGGACATGCTCCATCCTGAACTTTTAGAGAATGTTTCGGATGATGCCCCGGTCAGCGACGGGAAGGAATCTGATGCAGAAGAAGATGACCAGGTCATTGAGACGGAAGAGGTCTCAGGGTCAGAAGTGGAAGGCGGACTCGAGTTGCAGGTCGAAGAGGAAGAGGTAGACGCGTCCGCCATTGACCAGGAGGGCGCAGTGAAGGAACAGGAAGTGAAAGAGCGTGAGCTGCGCGATTACCTGGATATTTTTGGACCAAAGAGGTGAAGATGCCAAAACTAAAGGAGTTGTATGAGGCGGCGAAAGCCGCAGATGAGAAGGTGCAGGTGATCATGCAGGATATGGTCGATTCCTTCGGTGAAGGTACAGAGGAAGGCAAGGCAAAGGCTCTTGAGATGCGCCCGGCGCTGGACGAGGCGAAGATCGAGGCGGATGAAGCCAACCGGCTGTACATCAGCGCGCGCGATGCGGATTATGCAGATCCTGATGCGGCGGCGCGCAAGTTCGTACCCGTTCCAGGCAGTGAGAACAGCACCCGCAAGCAGATGACCAGGGATGAATTTGAAGCCCTATCCGCTGCAGATCGGATGACGTTCATGCTGGCGGACGGGAAGCTGATCGAGTAAGGCAAAGCCCTCCTCGATAGGATTTATCTAATTTTTAAGGAGTGAAACATGAGCAACACACTTACCGGTTTGACCGGAATCATCTACAAAGCGCTTGACACAGTCTCGCGCGAGTTGGTCGGGTTCATCCCGGCAGTCCTGGCTGACTTCGACACTGCGGAACGCGCCGCGGTTGGTCAGTCAGTCAGTTTCCCGGTGGCTGGCGCGATCGCTGCCGGCGACACAACCCCGGCGGCTTATGGTCCGAACCCTTCAGACGTCAGCGCCCCGGCGAGCACCGTGACGATCAGCAAGAGCCGCACCGCACCGTTCTACCTGACCGGCGAAGAGTTAGTCGGGCTGGAGAACTCCGGCTCGAAGCAGATGCTGCTGCAGGGGATGTTCGCGCAGGCCATGCGCACGCTGGTGAACGAGATCGAAAGCGATCTGTTCCTTGCTGCGAAACAGAACGCCGCGCTGGCGTACGGCACCGCCGGGTCAGCGCCGTTTGCCACTGCAGCCGACATGACCGACCTGGCTGAGATCCAGAAGATCCTGGATGACAACGGCGCGCCTTCGACCGACCGCCACATGGTGCTGAGCAACGCTGCGGTCGCCAGCCTGCGCGCGAAGCAGGCGAACCTGATCAACAGCGGCACCGACTTGTTGAAGCGCGGAATCCTCACCGAGCTGGAAGGGATGTACATCCACCAGTCCGGGAAGATCGTCTCGCACACCAAAGGCACAGGTACTGGTTACCTGGTTGACCTGACCGCTGGTTATGCGATCGGTTCGACTGCGATCCATGTCGACACCGGCGCGAACACGATCGTGGCGGGTGATATCCTGACCAACACCAAGACCGCGCGCGACACCACGAAGTACGTGGTCAACACCGGTTTCGCTGGAGATGGCGACGGCGACATCGTGCTCGGCGCGAGCGGCTTGAAGGTCGCCTGGGTGAACAACGACCCGGTGGCAATTGGCAACAATTACACCGGCAACTTCGGGTTCCACCGCAATGCGATCTGGCTGGCTGCACGTCCTCCGGCCGTGCCTTCAGAGGGCGACCTGGCGGACGACGCGATGGTGATCGTCGATCCCGTGAGCGGTCTGCCGTTCGAGGTGCGCATCTACAAGCAGTACCGCCGCATCGCGTTCGATATGGCGATGGCCTGGGGCGTTGCCGCGGCGAATGGGAAGCACATCGCGACCCTGCTCGGGTAGTCGTTTATCGGTTGAAATGGGTGGGGGGTAACACCCCACCCATAGGAAATTACTCGCAATAAATCGCTCGGAGCGGACTATGGGAATCGTTCAAATCTTTTGTACGGCGAACCAGGTTATCGAGGACCTCAATCTACGTGGTTTCGATGATGCGACGCTGATGGACCGGATCAGGGAAGCCAGCGACACGATCCGGCGCAAGGGCGGGCTGTTTCTCCCGGTAACGGAGACGAGAAAATTTGGCGTACCCAGTGAGCGAGTGAATGATCCTTTCTTTGTGGATCACCTGCTGGCAGTGACTGGTCCGATCCTGAATGATGGGACGGTGGTATCTGGTTACTTTTTGAGACCTCTGAACAGGTGCTGGGAGAACGGCCCGTATATCCAGATCGAATGGGATGGCACGTGGGCTGATGAAGATGGAATTGAGATCCCGGGCAGGTGGGGCAAGTATGAGGAGTCAGTTGACCTGGGGTTGAGCATCACACAGGCGACGGCTACGGAAACCAGCCTGGTGGTGACGAACGGAAGCCAGATCAGCCCAGGGATGGTGGTGAAGATCGAGGATGAACAGGAATTCGTGACCGAGGGGATCGGGTCGAGGAAGAGCCCGGCAGCCACGGCGGCGACCAGCCTGGTGGACGGTTCGATCGATGAGAATGATGTGTCAATCACGGTGGATGATGGATCGGAGTTCCACGCGGGAGAGGTGATCCAGATCGACGTGGAGGACATGAAGATCCTCAAGGTCAACGGGAATATGCTGGCGGTGGAGCGCGGTTGGAACGGGACGCTGGCGGCGCTGCACGCGAATGATGAAGGGATCGGGGTTTACCGGACCTTCACGGTGGTGCGCGGGGTGAACGGCACGACTGCAGCAGCTCACACGGCAAAGGCGGTTGAGCAGTGCGTGGTGCCTGAGAGCGTGAATTATTTATGCCGGCAGATCGCCGCTTTGATGCGGATGAAGGCGTTGACCGGTTTCACCGGTGTGAGCGGCAACGCGGAAGGCGGCCAGGGGCGGTATTACAGTGAGTTCCCGCCCAACCAGATTAAGACGGTGCTGGCGCCGTTCAATGTGTGGGAGTCGTGATGGCGAAATACATCACTGACGCCGACCTGCAGGTGCAGATCATTGCGCCGGGGCTGGAAGAGCAGTTGCAACTGCTCGAGAAGATGCCGGCAGAGATGAACAAAGAGTTCATCACCGCTGTAAGGAAGGACGAACACTCTGGT